CTTGCTATTTAGTCTAGCCAGAAGTTCCTCCTTAATTACATCAGTGACGTGAGCTACACTATGATAGCTCGCATCAAACTTATCAGACTTCGCTCTTTGTTTCAGACAAGCAGGGATTCCTGCATTATCTTTCTTTGGGCTTAGCTCAAGCGATACCTTGCTCATCGTCGCCTAGTCCTCCTGCTCCATCATCCATCTGTGCTTCAGTTTGTAGCTTCTGTTCAGCTGCACTCTGTAGTCGTGCTGTCTCAAGCTGTTCAGCAACACCAATGTTCTCTTCAAACAAGTCATAAGCCTGTAGGTCGAGCTGCTCTTCCATTAGACGAGCAATCTCCTTACCAGAGAAATGGATAGCTACATCAGGACGCTGCCCAACGGGGCTCCCCAAGAACTGGTTCAAGTCCTGAACAAGCTTGGCCTTGGCTGCGAAGTGGCGTGCTCCCTTAGGACGCAGCTTACCACTGGCCTTCAGATCATCAGCACTCACATTGAGGAACTCCACAACTGTAGAGCCGGGACTCACGATACGCTCAAGCGTTGGCTCGATGGTAGCATGCTGCCTAGCAAGACGGAACATCTCATTGATGAGAGGCTCAAGGAAAGTTTCCTCGAAGTGTGTAACCTTGGCTTGGAAGATGCGGGAGGCTGCTGTAGCCAACTGCTGTACTTCGTAAGCTGTCTTCTCACCGGGAGTACGGATGCCCATAGCTTCCTTAGGCGCACCAGCAAACTCTTCCATCTTCTGCTCAAGACGCTGAATCTGCATATCAGCATTCAATGCCGTTGGATCTGGATGCAGGTATTCAATCCTGCCTTCAGCTCCTAGGAAGATGTCATCGCCGGGGTTGATGCTCATCTCTGGGATGTCACCATAGATAGCCTTCACTGGGTGAGCGATCTGGTCGAAGATGTCAGCCTTCATATTCTCAAGGTGGTCAATCCTATACTGCATACCAACTAGGTTGGCTAGTGGACTCATCGCCATCAGATTGTCTGGGCGAGTACGCCATCCAGTATGAACCTTAAACACCTTCATAGATTCTTGTCGTACGATATGAGACTTATCAATCACAGTAATAACCTGATCTTCCAAGAGCTCACCAGTGGATACATCATAGATAGTACCCTCAAACTCAAGTACCTCTACCAGTCCAGATGTGATGTACTGCTCAAACGTACCAAACCCATCAACCTGAATACCATCCAGCTTAACCCGATCACGTGGGGTCATCTGCATATACTTAATACGACGTTCCTTAAGGTAGGTGATTACGTCTTCCTTATATTTCATTGAAGGATTGTTGATTGCTTCTTTCTCTAGTTCTCCTAGGTTCTTGAGGGAGCGTACAATCTTCGGTGACTTGTCGAAGCTAGAAGCTGTAATATCGAACACCACATCATAGATGCTGTGACGGATAGCCTTAGGGCCAGAGTAGGTGACGATAGCCTCCTCTCCCTCCATCCTCTTCTCAACCACATACTCAGCACCAGCAATAACATTGCCACCATCAATGTAGTCATACAGAAGTTCGGACACGGTTTCACGGAAGCCTGAAGCCTCCAAGCGATTACGCATATAGTTCAGTACAATCTTCTTGGTCTGTTCAGTGACGGCTTGCTTATCTGCTGCAATCCATGCCAACCAATTATCATTAGGGAAGAGTGCTGCCATATAGTTGGCATGCAGATTATCCCTAATCTGTGTCAGCTTCGGAGTTGTGGTGGAGTTTGACCACCCCAATGCACCAGCCGATGTACTCCTAGTATCAGTGGCGAAGAGGAAGTTTCGTACTTCCTGTAGTTCTGCCTCTGATGGGGCACGTGCTGTCTTCCACCGTGTGAAGGTGTCCACAATCTGGGAAGCCAAATGATCGGCATTGAGCCAACTCTCTAGGTCTAGTGTATCAGGCATGGCGTTGTAGTCCTCCGAATCTTGATGTACGTATTACGTTTGTTTGTTCGTTTGTATTAGTGTGAGAGCGTCTTGGTGCCCTAGCGAAATCAATTGCGGATGCGAGAGCATCTTTCATATCATCATGTGGTGGTCTGCTCAGTCTGATTTCTTCTTCCAGAAGCTGACAAAAGCCACCACGATAGTGCCAGATTTTTCTATTCTCATAGCGGGGGTTCAGAGTAGCTGACATGCGCTCCTCCTTCGTTCCTTGGCGTGTTGGATTGTATTCATCAATGGAGAAATAAATGCCATCTTCGTTCATATATGTCTTGAACTGTTGAACGATAGATCCCTGCCCAACACCAACCTCACATCGCATCTTAGAGAAGTCCCACTTCTTGAACATGTTCAGTGCGCTATCAAACATCTCCCGATAGGAAGTTGTCTTGAATCTGGCAATGTCTAGGACATAGATGTTATGGTCTTCATCAATACCAATCACTACGATTGCTGTGAAGTCAGCTGCCTTAGACATAGAGTATGCGAAGTCCATCGCTGCTACTACGTTAAGACGCTTACCGCCCAGACTCCAATGCCCATTCTTCATGGTAACATTCTCTCGGTTGTAGTATTGCATCCAATCAAGCTGCACTGGTGCATTCTCTGCATCATTAGGATCGTTGTAATACTGAGCGAAGAACTGATGCCTATCAACATACTTGGCACGCTTACGTGCTAAGATGCGTGCATCAAATCCAAAATACTTACCATCTGCTCTACGCATCTTAGGCCACAAGAACTGCCCACTACCATTGCGCTCAGGACTATCTTCAACTACCCTTTCAAAAACTTCATACACAGGCTCTGACTCAATACACTCACCATCATCATCGTAGATTTCTTCCTCTAGTTCGAGCATTGTGTTATACAGATCCCTAGCGTCATATCTCGTACCAACCACCCACTCCTTAGCACCAGTGGTTTCGATTGAGGAGAGTTGTGAGTACATGGCTGAGACTTTGTTACGGCCTTCCTGTGTTCCCACATTATTTGGTACTACCACATCATCGAGTGCTGCCACATTACAGTGGAAGCCAGTTGTGTTGGTGGTGAGTCCGGCTGCCATAACTGTAGCATCACGGATACCCTCTTCCTTACGGATGGGGTGATCTACAGAGATTTCGGAAGCATTCCAGAGCTCCCTATCACCCTCTCTTGCCTGCACCATCTCAGGCCAGTACCTACGATAGGTCTTGGAGGTGAGGATGTTCTTGATAGCAAGGAGCTGTTTCTCTGCGAGAGCAGCGGTTGCAGACACATACAAAATTGTAATCGCTGGGTTGCGGGTTATCTCCCACGCCACCCTCACAGCAAGACAATGACTCTTCTGGTGGTCACGGGGAAGAAGCGTAAGCTGGTTATCCTTCGCCTCTTGCCTAGTCCACCACTGGAAGAGTTCCTGATGGCAGTGTCCGTACACACGGTGAGGGTTCACCAGTGTAGCGAACGTATATAAGTCTGCCTCAGCTGCCTTCTTAATATCTTCCTTACTAACTGACAAGTCTAATCCTCTCTGCATCATCCTTCAGATCGTTATCCACTTGAGCCTGACGCTTTGCCTCATTCTCCACTTGCTGCTTGGATGGGCGACCAGCTTTCTTATCCCAGCCCTTCTCCATCAGATACTTAGCTGCTGCTGGACTATCATTACCACGCATCTTCTGCAACCCTTCAGCTGCAAGCATGACCTCAAGTTCCTCAATCCATGCATCCATGTGAGCCTTCAATACTTTGTTAGCCCACAGTCGTTTCCAGTAACGCCACACACCTACAGTGCGCATACATGTAGTGTATCCAGTTACGTCACGATCCTCGATGAACATGTTGTGCATTGATGGTAGACCATCCACCTCAAACTCACGAAGAGTCATTACTGGGGAGTAGCCTGCCTTCTTAGCACTGTCTTCAATGGTTTCACGGAACAGTGATGTAGTACGGAAATGTCCCCTTGTGTCAAGGAAGTCCTCGCGTTTTAGCTTAGTCATTTTACCCCCTTCGTATCAACACCCTTCATCTTATCGAAGGATCTCATACTACCAATACCCAACATACCAAGTAGAACTTGCATGGTGATGGTTGTGTCTAGCACTGGGAATGGGCCTGCATACCCAAACCCTACTACAGCAGCGAAGCGAGCAAGCGGTTCTAAGATAGCCATGTATGCTAGTGCAGCTGCACCAATCCAACCTACGAATGGCCTCCACCCAGCAACAAAGATAGAGGCATGCTTTGCCTCTGCCTTATTGATTTCCATCTGCCCTGTCATCAGAGCATTCTCCAACACCTGCAAGTCTTTGGCAATCTCTGCTAGTTTGGTTGGATCTACAATCTTCTCACCGGTGAGAGCTTCACGCGCTGACGTAAATAGATCCCCAATACCCTTCAAGCTAATATCAATCATATCAATAACTCCAAATCCAAGGACGTGTCTCACCTTCAGTGACATCTAGGTGGAGGAATCTCTTAGAGTGATCGCCCTTCTGTGACACCCC